GCCGCCGGGTGCCGCCTGGGCTTCGGCACCAAGACGCCCGCCGCCACCGAGGCCGAATACAAAGCCGACACCTATGTCGACGTCGGCGAGATCGAGGACCTGGGCGAGTTCGGCGACACCTTCAGCAACGTGAACTTCACCTCGCTGAGCGATGGCCGGGTGCGCAAGTACAAGGGCACCGCTGATGCCGGTGACATGACGTTGATCGTTGGCCTGGACAACGGCGACGCCGGCCAGCGCGCAGTCGCCACCGCCCACAAGGACCGCAGCAAGGGCAACTACAACGTCAAGCTCACCCTGAACGATGGCGACCCTGGCGCGACCCCTCCCGTCCTGCCGACCACCTTCTACTTCGGCGTGAAGGTGATGAACAACACCGTGGCCGCCGGCGCTGCCGACAACGTTGTGCGCCGCAACATCACCCTGGGCATCAACACCGACATCCTGGAAGTCATCGCCGCCCCGGCCCCCTGATTGACGGGGCTCTGCCCCGTCACCTTCTGCGAGAACCCTCTGCATGAGCGAAGCACTGCATGGCACCGTCACGCTGGTGATTGGTGCCCGTACCTACACCCTGCAGCCGACCCTGGAGGCCGCGCTGCGAATCGAATCCCGCTTCGGCGGTATCCGCGGCGCGCTGGAGTCCATGCGCCTGCTCAGCATCACGTCCTGCGCCGATATCGTGCTGGCTGCCGCCGGGCTCAAGGATGAGCAGCACACGGCCGTCGCCAACCAGGTGTTCGAGACTGGCGTGGCGAAGGTGGCGGCGCAACTGACCGAGTACCTCTCGGTCCTGTTGAACCCCGTGCCGCCGAGCATTGCTGCGCGGGGAAAGCCCGAGGCGGACAGCACAGCGCAGTAAGGGATGGCAGCTACGTCGACTATCTGTTCGGCGTGGCCACCGGCTGGCTGGGCTGGCCGCCTGAAACCGCATGGCGTACGCCGATCCCGCAAATCATGCTCGCGCTCGATGCCCGCCTGGACTGGATGGGCCTCGGCCAGCAGCGGCAGCAGCAAGCCCCGCCGAAGCGCGGCAGCGTCGCGGATCGCCTGAAGGCCTTCCTGCGCGGCCGCCGCGAGTAACCAGCAGACCGCCGCCTCCGGGCGGCTTTTTTGTGCTTGGAGATCCACATGTCGGACCAAGAAGTCCAGGGGATGCTGATCCAGATCGAGGCCACCACGGCGCAGCTGCGCCGGGAGCTGGCCGGTGCGGATCAGGTGGTCGCGCGCACCACCCAGGCGATCGACCGCAACCTGGCGGATGTGGATGCCGCGTTCGATAATGTCGGCCGTGCGGCCCAGGGCGCCGGTACGCTGATCCGCGGCGCCTTTGCCGCGGTGGCCGGTGCTGGCCTGATCGGCGGAATCATCCGCCAGGTCGATGCTTACGGGCAGATGTCCGATCGGATGAAGGCCGCCGCCGGCAGCGCGGGTGAATACCAGGCGGTGCAGGAGCACCTGCTGCGCACCGCGCAGGAGACCTACCGGCCCCTGGCCGAGGCGCAGGAACTGTACATCCGCACCGCGGACGTGATGCGCAGCCTGGGCTTCAACACCCAGCAGACGCTCGACATCACCGACAGCTTCAGTTTCCTGCTGGTCACCAACGCCGCGTCGGCCGACAAGGCCAACTCGGCGCTGGGCGCCTATTCGAAGGCGCTGCAGACCGGCAAGGTGGAGGCAGACGGCTGGGTGTCGATTCAGGACGCCATGCCGACGATCGTCAATGCGATCGCCAGCGCGACAGGTAAGAGCGCAGAGGAGATCCGCAAGCTCGGCGTGCAGGGCAAGCTATCCCTGGAAGACATCAACACCGGCTTGCTGCGCACCGTCGAGGTCAACCGCAAAGCTGCGGCCGACATGTCGGTGAGCGTGCAGGACGCTCTGGTCAACATCCAGAACGCCCTCGGTGTCTTCTTCGGCCGTATGGAGGAGAGCACCGGCATTATCGCCGGTCTGGCCAGCGTCATTAGCGTGGTGGGCGACAACATCGGCACTGTCGCTGCTGTCATGGCAGGGGCAGGGGCGTCTGCGTTGACGCTTTACACCGCCCGAGCTGGAGAGGCGATCAAGGCTGCGCTCGCTCAGAAGGTCGCAGAGGTTCAGAACGCCCAGGCCGCTTTGAGGGCGGCAGATGCGCAGCGAATTTATGCGCAAGCGCAATTGCAGCAGGCTCAGGCGGCAGTGGCCTCTGCAACGGGAATGCAGCGCCTGACCTTGGTGCAGACTCAGCTGATTCCCAAACAGGCTGCGCTGAAGGCGTCAACCGACGCACTCGCTATTGCGCAAACGAATCTGACCAGAGCCCAAACTGGCGGGCTGCTGGCCGCGCTTGGCGGTCCAGTTGGTCTGGCTATTCTCGCAGGCACGGCGGCGGCCAGCTTCCTGCTGCTGAGCGACAACGCTGACAAGGCCGGCGTCAGCCTGGATGACCTGCACAAGCCGGTCGCCCAACTGCGAGAGGAGTTCCAGAAGCTCAACCGCGATCAGCGCGAGGCGGCGCTGGTTAAGTGGAAACAGGAGGAGATCAAGTCCACCGACGAGGTGCGCAGCGCCTACGGCGATCTGGCGGCGTCGATCCGTTCGGCCATGGTCACCGCGCCGGCCCGCGACATGGGCGGGCAGTACATCAAGCAATTGGCCCAGTACCAGGACCTGATCGGTCGGCTGAATGATGCCCGTTCCAGCGGCCAGGCCCTGGCGCCCATCCTGCAGGAGGTCGGCGAGCGGCTGGGCATCGATCCGGCGAAGATCGATTCCTGGATCAAGCAGTCCGGCGTCATTGGTGACGCCGACCAGCGTTCGGCGCAGATCGCGGACACCCTGCGGGTACTGACCGGCGTCACCGACGAGAACACCATCTCCACCAACGCCAACAACGCGGCCAAGACCGGCATGAGCAGCGCCGGGCAGACTTACCTCGATGCTCTGCAGAAACAGCTTGGTGCTCTGCAGGACAATGGCGATGCGATCAAGGAGGCGGAGCGCTGGATTCGTGAGCATGAAGATGCAACCGAAGCCGATAAGGTTGCGATCCTTTCCGCCGCTTACGCCAAGAAAGCGCAGGCAGATGCCAACAAAAAGGCAACGGAATCTGAGAAGGCGCATACCAAGTCGATCAATGATGAGGTCAAGGCGCTGGATGCGCTGATCGATAAGGCGCTGCCGGAGAAGAAGCGCCTGGAGGATCTGGCCGAAGGTGTGGCCGGCCTTCGCAAGGCTCACGAGCAAGGCAAGCTCAGCGCCGCCGACATGGAGCTGGGCATCAAGAACCTGAACCAGGCCTATGCCGACGGCACACTGCAGAAGCGGATTCAGGAGGAGCAGAAGCTGGCGGAGCAGCGGCGCAACAGCGCCGAGGCCTACCGCAAGGCCATGGAGGTGGTGCTGCAGGCGCGGCAGGACGCGATCAATGCCGACGTCGCCGGCATCGGCATGGGCGACGACGAGCGCGACCAGGCCACACGGCTGAACGCGGTACGGGCGAAGTATGCCGAGGCGCGGCGGCAACTGGAGGAGCAGCAGGAAGATGCTTCCCGCCGGCTTAGCCAGCAGGCCTACGACCAGCGCCTGGCAGACCTGGCCGACTACCAGGCGCGCGAGATGCAGATGGAGGTCGACGGCTACGAGGCCAGGCTGCAGGCGCAGGCGGACTACCGCAACGGCGCCCGACGGTCATGGCAGAACATCAAGGCCGACGCCGCTGACCTGGCAGGCTCGACGGAGGACATGCTCACCACCGGCTTCAACACCGCGCGGGACTCGCTGGCGGATCTCGCCACCACGGGCAAATTCAAGTTCAAGGACTTTTCGAATAGCGTGATCTCGGACATGGCCCGGATCGCCAGCCAGCAGGCCGCCAGTTCGCTGCTCAGCGGCGTGATCGGGCTTGGAGTGTCGGCGGCGAGCAGCTACTTCGGTGGCGGCTCGGCGGCGGCCGGGGCCAGCCAGTCCGGCTATACCGGCGCCGCCTTTGCTAACTGGGCGGCGGCGCAGGCCAAGGGCGGCGGTTGGTCCGGCGGTGTGCAGTTCTTCGCCAAGGGCGCTGGCTTCACCAACAGCATCCTGAACTCCCCGACTGCCTTCGGCATGGCCGGCGGCAAGGTCGGCGTGGCCGGCGAGGCTGGGCCGGAGGCAATCATGCCGCTGGCCCGGGGCTCTGATGGCTCGCTGGGCGTGCGGATGGTAGGTGGTGGAGGGGCCGAAGGTGGAGGCAACGTGTTCCAGTTCAGCACCACTGTCTCCGTCGATAACAGCGGAGCCAGCACCAGCACCCGTGCGGGCGGAAGCGATGCCAGCGGCCAGCAGCTCGCGACGATGGTGAACGATGCAGCCCGTGCGGTGATCGTGCAGGAGATGCGCCCAGGTGGCCTGATCTATCGAATGAAGGGGTAGCGAATGGCACTTGAAACCTTTGCCTGGTCGGTCCTGGCTGGGCCTTCCGGGCCGCTAGATATGCGGTATCGGGAGGCTCAGTTCGGCGACGGCTACAGCCAGGCCGTGGGGGATGGCATCAACAACCTGAGCGAGTCCTGGCAGATCCAACTGGGCGGCTCAACAGAGGAGGTTCGCCCGGCGCTGGAGTTCCTTCGCCGCCACGGTGGCTGGAAGTCCTTCGTTTGGACGTCGCCGAGCGGCCTGCAGGCGCTGTTCCGCGGCAGGGAATTGCAGCAAGCCAGCCCTGCACCAGGCCTTCTTCAGTTGTCGGCCACCTTCACCCAGGTCGGCGACTACTACGGAACCCTCGACCTCGACTTCATCGCCGGCGTCTACGAGATCGGCCCGAACTTCTACTGAGGCATGTATGAGCGCGTTCAGCGACATCATCACCTTCAGCCGCGCTAGCGCGGCCTGGCGGTTCAACTCCGCCGGTGTCCTCGAGCAGGTGCCGGCGAACCAGCCCCGCTTCGATTACGACCCTGTGACGCGGGTATTGAAGGGGTTGTTGGTGGAGGAGCAGAGGACGAATCTCTTTACCTACTCGGAGGACTTTAGCAATGGCGCGTGGGTAAAGGGGACGCTCACAACCGTTGAGCCATCTTCGGCCTCATGGCCAACCGGTGGCTTCATGCAGAAGTTGGTGGAGACTACCGCCAACGACTTGCACTCCGTTTACCAGAGCCGGACGGTAACGGCTTCTAGCCCCTACGTATTGTCCCTTCATATGGGGCAGGGGGAGCGGCGCTATGCAGCGCTAAACATCGGGACATCCAGGAACCAGTGCGTAGTGGCGGTGTTCGACCTGCAGACTGGAGTTGTCGTCCGTAGCTTCACCAATGGCAACACGTTCGCCTTTGTCGCTGCTGGCATCATTAATTGTGGTGGCGGCGTCTATCGTCCGTGGGTTTGCGCTACCACTCCCGCAGGTGCGACCTCGGCGATTCCCGCAGTCTGGTTAATCCCCGACGAGTTGGTGAATTCCAACATCCCCAGCTATGCAGGTGATGGCACGTCCGGAATCTATGTCGCTGGCGGCAGTTTTGAGGCAGGTACTTTCCCCACCAGCTACTTCCGTACAACCAGCGCTCAGGCGACTCGCGCTGCAGACGTGGCAAGCGTGAATACGTTGAGTCCATGGTTTAACCCTGATGAAGGGACGATCTTTTTCGAGGGTTCTCCGATATCGGTGGCTGGGCCTGTTAAGCGAGCTGCAGCCCTGACCAATGGAACCCAGCAGAACCGGATCGTCCTTGACCTTGCGGCGAACTCCGGCATCGCCGAGTACCTAGCCACCGCAGCGGGCGTATCAATGGCGTCGATCACTTCCTCTGCGGTATCGGCCGGCAGTGTGATCAAGATGGCTGGCGTTTACAGCGCCTCCGACTACCGCATGGCCGCCAAGGGAGTGCTTGGCGCCGGGCCGGCGCCTGGTGGTGCTGTTCCAACTATCACGAAGCTGGAACTGGGTGCGCTGGTCGGGGCGCAGTTCTTCAACGGGCACATTCGTCGGGTTCGCTATTTCCCTCGCCGCCTCACCAACGCCGAACTACAGGCGCTGACAGCATGATCGACTACTACATCCGGGCGGCCGACGAGGCCGCCATGCGCGAAGCCTTGGCCGCCTCCGGCGCCGCGACTATCAGCGAGCAGGGCGACCTGCTCCCGGCCGATGGTGTTGCGCTCGACATCATTGGCATCTGGTACGACCAGCCGGCAGAAGAGGGGGCCGAGCCGGTGGCTCGCCCGGGCTACTACGCCAACGTGCGCAGCGCCCAGTCGCTCGAATGGCCTGCAGGTGTCGTCGAGGCGACACCTGCCACGCCCTGGCGCTCCTGGGCGTAATCATCCCCGGCCAACCCGAAGCCCGCCTCGAGCGGGCTTCTTCATTTCTGGAGTCCACATGGCTCAGCAAACCATCAACGTCAACGGCCTCGACCCGGCGGGGACCGGTAGCGACCCGGCGAAAACCGCCTTCACGAAGACCAACACCAACTTCAACGAGCTCTACGCCTGGAAGTCTGGAATCGACACTTGGAAGACTGGCGTCGACACCTTCATGGGTGGTTTTTCCGCCAACGGCAAGACGCTTGTAGGCCAGACCTTTGCGCAGATGAAGGTAAGCCTCGCCATCGCGATTGCGGATGTCTCAGGCCTGCAGACCGCGCTTGACGCAAAAATCGGAACCACTGGCGCCCAGACCATGAGTGGCGCTCTCAGTGTCGGCGGGCTGAAGGTCGCCGGTGCGGCTGCGAGCATTGGCGTGCAGGGCTGCTATATCCAATGGAACGCCGGGGACGGCCTGAGTGGCGGGTTCAACTCCGTTTGCAATCGGGGGCTTGGTGGCGGTGGCTTCAGTTGGCGCTCGGTGAACTCGGACAACAGCGCCTCTGGACCGACCATGACCTACTCCTATGCGGGCGTGCTCAACGTCCCTGGCGGGGTAACGAACGTCTCCGACCGGCGCGCCAAGGAAGACATCGAGGACCTTGCGCTGGAGGAGTGCGAGGCAATCGCTGATCAGTTGGTGCCGAAGTCCTATCGCCGGATCGTAGACGATCCTGACCGCGTCGAGCCCATGCCCATCGAGTACGGGTTTATCGCTCAGGACGTCTTGGAGTTCTGCAGCGTACTGGTGTCCGGCGACGAGAGCATGTACGGCCTGAACTACACCGGCATCATCCCCGTGCTCGCGGGCGCCCTGAAGGTCAAGTCGGCCCGCCTGAAGCAGGCCGAGTCCCGGCTCGATGAACTGGAACGCCGCCTGCAGGCGCTGGAGGCGGTGCAATGAGTATCGCAACCGACGAGCAGTTGTTGGAGCCAGGGAGCGAGGTGCGGTTGTTCGACCTGGACTGCACCGAGTTCGGCGGTGACCTGCTGCGCTTCCATGGCCACCTGCAGCAGGGGCCGATCTATTGGCAGGGCAACGCCTACCAAGCCTGGCCGTTGGAGGCCACGGGGTTCGAGCAGCGTGGCGATGGGCGTGCTTCGGCGCCGACGCTGAGCGTGGGCAACGTCGATGGCAGCATCTCGGCGCTCTGTCTCTACTTCGACGACCTGGTGGGCGCGAAGCTGACGGTGCGCGAGACCTTCGCCCACTACCTGGACGGGGCGAACTTCGGCGGAGGGAATGCGCAGGCAGATCCCACCCAAGAGCGGATCAACATCTGGTTCATCGAGCAGAAGACCGGCGAGGACAACGTCACGGTGACGTGGGAGTTGTCGGCGCCGCCGGACTTCCAGGGCCAGCAGATCCCGGCCCGGCAGATTACCGGGCTGTGCCAGTGGTGCATCACCGGCGGGTACCGCGGCGCAGACTGCGGCTACACCGGGACCGCGATGTTCGACGAGGAAGGGAACCCTACCGATGATCCGTCGAAGGATCGCTGCAGCGGCCTACTGTCCACCGGCTGCAAGCCGCGCTTCGGCGCCAACAACCCGCTGCCCTTCGGCGGCTTCCCGGCCTCCGGCCTGATCAAGATGTGAGGCTCCCATGGACCTGAGCAACAGCCTGCACCAGGCGATCGCCGCGCACGCGGCCGCTGAACATCCCCGGGAGTGCTGCGGGGTGATCATCAAGGCCGGCCGCCGCCGGCAGTACGTGCCGTGCGACAACCTGGCCACCACACCCTCCGAGCACTTCGTGCTCGATCCGAAGGGCTGGGCCGCGGCGGAGGATCTGGGCCAGGTGCTGGCCATCGTGCACTCCCACCCGGACGTGCCGGCCAGGCCGAGCATGGCCGACCGCGTGAGCTGCGAGCTGCACGGGCTGCCCTGGGTGATCATGTCCTGGCCGGAGGGCGACGTGGCCACCATCGAGCCCGAGGGATACCGGGCGCCGCTGGCGGGCCGGGAGTATGCCCACGGCGTGCTCGACTGCTGGGCGCTGTGCCGCGACTGGTATGCCCGGGAATGGGGCCTGGAGCTGCCCAACTACGAGCGCCGGGACGGCTGGTGGGAGGGGGGTGAGAGCCTCTACGAGAAGCACTACCAGGCCGCCGGCTTCTACCCGGTCAGCCTGGCCGATGCCTGCCGCGGCGACATGCTGGTGATGCAGATCGGCCGCGCCGTCCACCCGAACCACGCCGCCATCTACCTGGGCAGCGACTGGAGCCTGGCCAGCGAGCCTGAGGCACCGGCACTGGGCGGCGCCGGGCCGTTCTTCCTTCACCACCCCTACGAGCGTCTGTCCAGTCGCGAGTTGTTCGGCGGCCCCTGGCTGGAGCGCACGCGCCTGGTGCTGCGGCACCGCGAGGCGCCGAAATAGCGCTGTGCTACCCTCCGGCCTTTGGCCGATAGGAGGATGCCATGAATAAAGTGATGGGGGTGCTGCTGCTTGGCTTTGTGGTGGCGAGTGTATCCAGCTTCAGTCTCGCCGATCCTGAAAATAATCAGGTCCTTGTTGATAAGGTATCTAATTATATGTCGTCTGCCGTAGCTGTTTCTAAGTCTAGAGAGTGTTGGGCAAATGCGAAACTTGGCGAGAAGGTCATACAGTTAAGGTCTGATGGCAGGTCTCTCGAAAGTATTACTTCAAAAGTTAATGATGCC